TGAAAATGCCCGTACCGTATGAACCAAAAAGGAAGAATAGATTCGTTCTTACCTTCCCTTCTTCATTAGGTATAAACTCATGGTACGTTGAGTCTACTTCAAGACCTAATGTACAGATTAACTCGACAGAGATTCCATTCTTGAACACATCTACTTATGTTGCAGGTAGATTTACATGGAATACAATTAATGTAACGTTTAGAGACCCAATCGGACCATCAGCATCACAAGCGTTGATGGAGTGGGTAAGATTAACAGCAGAATCTGTTACAGGTCGTATGGGTTATGCTGCGGGATACAAGAAAGATTTAGACTTAGAAATGTTAGACCCAACGGGTGTGGCAGTTGAAAAGTGGATTTTACAGGGAACATTCTTAACTGATGTTAACTTCGATAGTTTAGGTTATAGTGACGACGCGTTGGCAACAATTACAGCAACACTTCGTCCTGATAGATGTATTTTGGTTTACTAATACTATTGAAAAAAAATTAATAAGCTATATATTTAACCATAGGGTTTATTCCCTATGGTTTTTTTTTATATAATATGGAAGATACTACAAGACAATACGGTCAACAGGAATTTAATTTACCACACGATGTGGTTACTTTACCGTCGAAAGGTAAATTTTATAAAAATAAGAAGAAAGTCTTGAAGGTTGGATATCTAACAGCTCAAGATGAAAACTTATTAATTGGTGGTAATCGTAATGATAGTATTATTAATACTCTAATTAAGAATAAGGTCTATGAACCTGATTTCAAGGTCGATGAATTACTTGAAAGTGATATGGAAGCGATTTTGATATTTTTGAGGAACACCGCTTTTGGTCCTGACTACGGGTTCACACTTACCGACCCAAAAACAAATACCAAGTTTGAGTCAACAATAAGACTCGACGAATTAAATATTAAAGAACCTCAAATACAACCTGATTCTGAAGGTTTATTTGAATTAAAATTACCTAAATCGGGGTCTTTACTAAAATGTAAATTATTAAATGTCGGTGAGATGAATGAGTTGAATCGACAGTTTGAGTCATACCCTCAAGGAATAACAGCACCTGTTGTAACAGGTAAACTAGAAAAACAAATTGTGAGTGTAGACGGTAATAAATCAAGAGAAGATATCTCTAAATTTATTATGGCCTTACCAATTTCAGATTCTAAATATATTAGAAATACTCTCAGCGATTGCGAACCAAGATTGGATTTAAATCGTGAAGTTACCGCCCCGTCAGGAGAAAAAGTGAATGTGAGAGTCACTTTTGGGGCGGAGTTTTTTCGGCCTTTCTTCTGAATATAGGGTATCTATGCTCGAGGAGTTTTATTACCTCTCAAAACATGTACACTTCTCATACAAAGATATGTTAATCATGCCAACCTTTGAAAGAAAGTTCTTTGTTAATAAGTTATCTGACGAATTTCAGAAACGAACTGAAGAAATAGAAAAACAAAAAAGTAGAAGGTAAATATTTATAATAAAAACCTATAATGTTGCTTTTTCAAGAAGATAAAAATGCGAGTTCAGGAGCTTCTGGTAATGCAAAGGAATTAGAAGGTTTATCAGGTGCTTTAGGGATATTTAGTTTGAAGTATGATGATTTTACTCAGACGTTAAAAAAAAATATACCGATAACTAAGGACGGCATAAAAGGAATTATCGACTCAACGTCTAAATTAGAAGATTTATCGTTTAGACTTACACAAGAAACTTTAGGCCAAACAGGTGTAATTGCAAGAGGTGTACAAGAGACTCTTGCACAAGCGGCTTATGATTCCGCGCAATATGGTATAACATTACAAGACCAGGTTAACGTGTTTAAAGAAATAAACACAATTATGCAAAAAAATACAATGTTAACTAATGAACAACAAACCAATATAGCGTTGTTAGCTAATAACGCGGGAGTTGCTGCAGGTGATATTGCAACCATGGTTGAAGCATTTGACACTATAGGGGTAAATACAGATGATGCAATTGCTAACATAAGTAAAATGCAACAAGAGGCCAGGTCTTACGGTATAAATGTTGGTCAGTTTATGAAAAACATTGGTTCAAATATAAAACTATTGAACTCATATAATTTTAAAAATGGTGTTGAAGGATTCAGTAAAATGGTTGCTAAGGCACAAGCGTTACGTATCGACTTCAATAAGACAGTCAGTTTAGCCGATAGTTTATTATCACCTGAAACCGCTATTGAAACTGCCGCAGGATTTCAAATGTTAGGAGGGGCTGTTGGTGACTTAGGAGACCCATTTAAGTTATTACATATGGCACAAACTGACATTGGAGGATTACAGGACTCAATATTAGGAATGGCGGAATCCGCAGTGTCATTTAATGAAAAAACAGGTGAGTTTGATATACCTGTTACTGAAATGTATCGTTTAAGAGAGGCTGCTCAACTAACAGGTATGGACTACCAAGAATTAGCTGACACGGCGGTTAAGAGTGCTGAAAGAACTAAAAAACTTGATTTATTAGAAGGTGCGGGGCTTAATGATGAGACTAAAGAGTTGGTTGCTAACTTAGGTGAAATACAGAACGGAACAGTTAAAATCAAATTACCTGGTAGTGATGAATTAGTAGACGCAACTAAATTAGGAAGTGAAGAATATGCGGATGGTTTAGAAAAATTAAAACAAATACAAGAAGATAATAAACTTTCAGATAAAGAAATTGCGTTACAACAATTAAGTGCGTCGAGAAAACTAAATGTCGTATTAGAAGCTCAAGTAGCGGCTTTGGGACCATTAATTGGTACAAATACTGACGCGATTTTAGATATAATAGACGCAGCTGGTACAGGTGCTGAAGTTACCACTGAGTCTATACGAAACGCATTTAGTGGTGAAAACATGGAAAAATTTGGTAAAAACTTTACCGATGCAGCTAAAGGAGGATTTAAAACAGGTTCGGTAGAGAATGAAAAATTAACCGCAACGATTGGCACTATCTTAAACGACCTACAAACCGAAAAAGAAAATTTTTCAAAAAACTTTTCAGAAAAAATAGATGTAGACAGTATCTTCAAAATGGAAGATGGGGGAGGATTAGACGTGCTGACTCAAGGATTAAATAAATTTGGAATAACAATAGACGGATTATCCAAAGCCGATGTGACAGGTGTTTTAGGTGCTTTAGGTGATGATATAGACGGTTTTATCAAAGATATGATGACTATTGGTAAAGATACAGGTAGAAATTTAGAAAGAGGACAAGGTAGTGTTGAAAACGACGAAGAAGGTAATACGTCAAGTGTAACACCTACAAGTGTACAAACAACACCAACACCCACATCTAATACTAATGGAGGAACTGCGTTATCTAATGTTATTATGGATTCCGAAAAACCTCAATTAGGTGTACAGGATGTAAATTTAAATGTTGGTGGAACTATTGATTTTGCAATTGACGGAACAAACTTACCACAAAATATTTCAACAGAAGAGTTAGCGTCTCAAATAGTAAACAATCCAGACTTTACTAGTAAGTTGATGTCAATATTTACCGATGCAAATAATACGTATTCTGTATAAAAAGTTAGAATTAATCTATTTATATAGAAATAGATTTACATGGCTAGTGAATTAACATTTGACGCTACAGAAAACTTCAGAAAAAAACTGTTAGTTCGTAACCTTGAACCATATAAAGATGGATATAAGGGTAATGAAGGTCCGGGAGATTCAGAGTTTTTTATTAAAGATTTAGGTGTAGTAGACACCACTAAAATCGAAGAGTCAAAGGTTAATCAAGAAGCTAAAAAAAGAGCATTTATAAGTAATCAATATGGTCCCGAAGGGGGTTTTAAAGACTTTATTGATATAAGAGATGTTGAAAAGGTAATAGAAAAACGAGAAGGATACTATACCTTTGTTGCTTCAGTTTATAATTCTTTTAATCTATTAACATCTCAAGACCCAACAGGTACGAATGGTAGTTTAAGTCAAGATTCGGCATTAGCACAAATAGGTGCTAATCAACTTAAAACAGAGTTTGAATACAGGGTCGCGGAAGAAACATACCAACAGACTTTAGGTAGAATAAATGTTATTGATGCCTTATCAGACCCGTTTGATGCGTTAGCAATAGCAACGGGTCGGGAAGAAGTAATAGAAAGTAATTTTAAAATATCTGTACCTGATAATATTGTTGGTAAAGGGCTAGACTTCATAAGTCGAGTGACAGGAGTTTACTCCCCCTATTCTTGGATACCTGGTAATTATTTTAATAAAGTTGAAGAACAGTCGAGCGTTAATCAGGCTTCGAGAGGTGATGGTGAATTTAGTAATAGAGGTACACTAAAACCCGACTCAAACAAAAGGTCATCTGAACTATTCTTATCTAATACAGGTAGAGGACAAACCAAGAGACTATTTAAAAGTCTGTCTTTAAATGTATTTGCGCCTGACTATACAGATAATAATAGAGCATTTGGATTAAAGGCACCTGTAGGTAATTACTATATAGGTAGTAAAGAATCGGACCCTAAAGATATTATATCACCACCGGGTGAATTACCTACAGACCAATTTGGTAATAGTGTCAGGGTACCCGTAAGAGGATATTCTGAATTAGGAAAACTGTATGAAAATAATGAACCACTTAAATTTGGATTAAATGGTACTAAATTTCTAAGAAACAATACAAGAACAAACAGTAGTTATGATGCACCAAGAATACAAGGGGGATTTACATGGACAAGTTCTAGTAGTCCTGGTGCTGCCGGTAAGTACCCGACTGAAGGAGGTGGATTAGGTTCTACTGATAGTACATTTGAATCAACAGTTAAGTCGTCATGGGACGGGACTTCTTCAGCTGCTAATTATGTATTTAGAGAAGGTTCAATACTTGACGACACACAAAAATTAATTGAATCTGCAGAGGGACTACAAGGAGATGCTAGACTACAACACGTAGGACATGCAATCAATCAAGTTTCTAAAGTTTTTAATGACGGTACAAGAGAGTTGACAAAAGGTTCAAGAGTGTATCAATATACTGATAATGAAAGTGGACAAGCCAGGGGTATAGAATACTGTAGAGTTTTTACAAAAGACGTACCGTATCTTACAAACAGTCAATTACAAAAGGAAGATGGGATGACAAATCAAAACAGAAGATTTCAATATTCTGTTTTAGATAATACATACAACTTGAATATCGCGCCATTTAGAAATGACGGTTCAACAAATATTCAGGAAGATAAAGTAAAAAAGTATATGTTTTCAATAGAAAACTTAGCTTGGAGAACATCGAGTAAACCTGGACTCACATATGCGGATTTACCTGTCTGTGAGAGAGGACCTAATGGAGGTAGAATAATGTGGTTTCCACCATATGATATGAAAGTTTCAGAAACTAATTCTACAAATTGGACATCTAATGAATTCTTAGGTAGACCAGAACCAATATTTACTTATAATAATACCACAAGACAGGGTAGTTTATCATGGAAAATAGTGGTGGACCATCCGTCAATAATGAATGCAATTGTAGATAAAGAATTATCGGGAGAAAATTCACAGAGAGTAAATGATATTGTTGATTCGTTTTTTGCGGGATGTAGAAAATATGATATATATGAATTGGCACAGAGATTTCCTCAGTTTACACTAAAAGATATATATGAAATTGTAACTGAAACAACTGATGTTAAGACATACGAAAATTGGTCAAAAGATATTGAGAGAATTGAAATTACCGAACAAGAGCCTGTTATAGAGGAATATACGCCTGAGGTACAAAGACAAGATTATAAATATGAGTTTTATTTTGATAATGATGTACCTGGACCTAGAACTGCGAGTTCCACAACAACTACTGAAGATTATGCATCTAATTTAACTACATATATAGCTAAAAAAGGAGCATATTGGAACGCTGCGGATTCAGATGAAAAAATACAGGTGTTACAATTTTTTGAAAGTTTTCTACTAAAGGGTGACGGTACTAATGTGATTGAAAAGAAAACAAAAGAATTAGCGTCAAAAATAAAGAAGGCGTTAGATAAAAATGCAACAGTTAAGATTAATTTAAAAGGTTCCGCGTCGGCACCAAACAGTGTAGAATACAATGATTCATTATCAAAAAGACGTATCGATTCGATTAAAAAGTATCTATTGAGTTTTTCTGAACTTCATAAATATGAAGACAGACTCTCAATTAATGAAGACCCACAAGGAGAAGAATCGGTGGCAACACCTGGTGGTGGTGAATATGGGTCATTTAACTGTACGGAGCAACTTACAGGTGCTGATACAACTTACTCTATAAACGCCATGGCTTGTAGGGCGGTTATAATATCGGTAGTTGAAGAAATTGCACCTCCACCAGAACAGAGAGAAGTTGAACAAGACCCACTTGAAACAATAATAACTGAGACTGTAACAGGTAAAACGGAAGTTATAAGACAGAAAGAGTCACTATCAACACAACCGAGAGACGAAGTAGCTAAAGTAATTGTAAAAAAATTGTTGACAGAATGCGACTATTTTGAAATGATGAAGGAAGAAACACCAAGAGTCTATCAAGGTATAAAGGAAAAGATTAAGTATTTTCAGCCGGTATTTCACTCGATGACACCTGAAGGTTTAAATTCTAGACTTACATTCTTACAACAGTGTTTAAGACCTGGTGATACTATACCCGTTATAGGTGAAGACGGGAAACCAAGAGAAGGTGACGTTAAAAATACTGCATTTGGTGCTCCACCAATATGTGTGTTAAGGATTGGCGATTTTTATCATACAAAAATTGCGATACAACAAATGAGTATTTCATACGAACCTTTAACATTTGATTTAAACCCTGAAGGAATAGGTGTACAACCTATGATTGCGGATATTAATATGAGCTTTTATTTTATAGGTGGACAAGGTATAAAAGAGCCGGTATCACGTTTACAAAATGCGTTATCTTTTAATTACTATGGAAATACTGAAGTTTATGACGACCGTTCAGTAGTTACCGAAGACAGGAAAGAATTAAATAGAGAAATATTGGATGCAATAAACGACTCTATAGGTGTTGATATTGTTGACGGTAAAGTTGAAAGGACAGAAGAGGCGGGTGATACATTAGGTGTAATAACATCTACAGAAATAAGTGAATTTATTGAAGGGGATATAAACTATAAATCTATTATGAACGATTTTGTGTCTAAAGCACAATCATACACACAAAATATTTTAAATACTCTTGACACAATACGTAAAGAACTATCAAGTATAGGTATGTACTATGTTACCCAAACAAGAAATTATACCGATGGGTATACTACTGGGTATTTGGATGGAAATGATGAACTGTTCACAAATATTTTTGGTAAACCATCAGGAATACAATCACGAGTAAACGAATTAAAGACTAAACTACTGGAAGATGTGGACAACGATTTAAATCCGTTCTTAACCGATGTTACTGAACAAAATTTTAAGAGAAGTGATATAAAAAAATTTAGAAAAAACATTAAAAATTATATCGAAGAAAAAACCGGTATTTTAGATATAGGATTAAATGCTGTTATGAATGATTTAGTTAAAACACAAACAGAATTTGTTAGGGTAAATGATAAACTTAATTTAGTAGTAACAGAAACTGATGGATTTAAAAATAAAAAAGGAGGTATAAATATATTAGAATTATCGGCGACTACTGAAGTTGATGTTTCTTCGTCACAGGCAAATACACAAGAAGAGTTATTAGCCGATATACAAACAGTTGGTTTTGATTTACAAGCATTTTATGACCAAATATTTGAAGACGGGGGAATGTTACCACCTAAGGATAATCTATATAAAGGATTTTTAAGTGGTGATTATAATACTGAGCCACAAACAAGGTTTTGTACTATCGCTTTTTATGATATTTTATATGACCCTGAATATGTTATAGAAAGAATACTTGGAGATGAACTCTCAGTAAAAGATGACTGGATAAGATATGTGGACAAAATTATTTATGGTACTGCACCTACTAATGTTGGTGCGTTACTACAAAACTTAAATGAGGGAGGAGATAACGGATTACAAATAGTTTATGATAAACTAAAGTTTAATGACCAAGAAAAATTTAATGACTTAGAAAATGATAATAATGTGAAAAAATTCACACTTTACGAACCATTTAATCCTGATAAAGTCAGAAATTTCAAATATGTCCAAAAACCTCAAGAACAATCTGAAGCAAGTAAAGTCAACTACTTCAGAAGAACATTTACAAGTGGATTAAACTCAGGTCCATTAAATGAGTATAACGAAAAATATAGTTTTAACTTATGAGATACTATAATAGATACCAAGACTTTTTACTTAATGGTCAACAAACTGTAGTACCATTTGTGAATATACCATCAAAACCCACAGATAAGAAATTTATCTATAGGGTTAGCCGAAGTCGTTTAGATAAAGTTAGTCAACAATTTTACGAGACACCATACTTTGGTTGGTTAATTTTGGCGGCAAACCCCAAGTTCGGAGGGTTAGAAAATAATATTGATGATGGTGCAGTTCTCATAATACCCTTTCCTTTAGTAAATTCTTTACAAGATTATAAAAAGGCATTAGATACACACTTCTTCTATTATGGCAGGTAATGACTTCTTTAACAATCAAAATGTATACGTAGAAACTGATTACGACAATGTTATTGTGGTTGACCCCAATAAAGTTGTCGACAAAGACGGTAAAGTTTCCGAAAGGTTGGTTAACCATGAGGAACTTGTTATGTATGCGAGTTTAGAGGCAAAAGTAATACCTAGAAGTAAATTAGTTGTTGGTGATAACTATGAAACCGCCATTGAAAATATCAGAGTTGGTGCAATAGAAAACGAGAAATCAACCACAATTAATTTTATGAAACCTCAAACACAGGATACGGGAGAGGGTGAAAAAAAAGAATCATATCTTAATACTGATTGGACAGATGGGTTAACTATGGGAAGAAGTAGAAATGGGGATGTAGACTCCCAAATGTTAGGAATAACAAATATTTCTATAAAGATTAATACATCATACGCTGCGTTAGTAACCATAGAGATGGAAGACGTACAAGGTAGAGTATTGTTTGAACAAGGTGAAAACTCACCGTACAGTGCCTTCTTCCATTTACCATATCCATTATTTGTTTTAACGGTTAAAGGTTATTATGGTAAGGCTCTTCGATATGAATTAATGTTGAAGGATTTTAACGCTAGATTTGACCCCTCATCTGGTAACTATAAAATTACAACTAATTTTATTACAAGAACTTACGCCTTACTTTCGGATATATCTGTAGACGCATTATTTGCATTACCACACATGTACGAAAGAACGACTACATTAGGTCCTGAGAGGACATTTACAAACCCTGAGGGTGGGTCGCAAGAAGTGAGAAGGATTAAGTCAACCAAAGGTTATGATATGATAAGGAATGTATATAGTTCCTATAAGGCTAAAGGTCTAATAGACGAAAACTTCCCTGAACTCACCTTAAATCAAATGATAAAAAAGCTTCAAAATTTTGAGAGATATGTTATGGAAGCTTATGGTAAAGAAGACTTTACAGTATTAAATGATATAGACAATTATCGTAAAAACTTAGATGAATTTAAAACTAAAATCGAAGGTCAGATAACAGACAATTGGGAGACAAAGTATATCGACAGAAATTTACCAATCGTATTGAGTGGACCTAATTCACCTACACTATATCCATTAAAAAAAGAATTAACTTCTGTTGAGGGGGAAACACTACAAAACATAAATGAGGCTATTTCTGAGTTAAAAACAATCATTGAAGAGTACAATACTAAATTGAATGAAAATAGTACTTTTGGTAGTGATGGATTGGCAGAAATAGGGGGTGAAAAAATAGAAACGACATTATCCAGTAAGGTAAAACTAAATGATTTCTTAAAACAAATAACAAATCCTGATGATATTGATTATGAGGTAACATTTGAATTGCGTAATGGTAGAGCGGGTACCGAACAAGAAATCGAAAAACTCAGAGTAGAAATTGAAACCGAATTACAAATCGGGAGCTACCAAGTAAACGCAGAAACTCTAGAAATGGAAGAGAATCAGTTACTTGTAACATTCTATACTTTTGGTGAAATACATAATAAAGTTAATTTCAGTAAAAGGAGTTTTCTTGGTAAGTTACAAAGATTAACTGATGATTTTGAGACTAAAAGAAGTTTAGTAGAGGATAAAATGTCTAAGGCTTTAGCTGAAAAAATAAAAAGTGCAGACGTTGGTTTAGGTTTTTATCCTACTATAAAAAATATTATTGCGGTTATTTCTGCAAGTGCGGATGCATTTCTAAGATTAATGGATGGTGTTCATGATGACGCGTGGGAACAAAGAAAAAACCCTGTAAGAGTTGGTGCGGTATTATCTAATGACAAATCACAGGGTGTTGAAAGTACAAGTGTTAACGATTTATTACAAACACTATCGTCTGTAGGGACAACAGAAAGTAATATTTCAAATAACGGTATCGTATATCCTTGGCCACAATATTATGTTAATTCAGTTGATGACGAAGGTAATGAACAATTAGAGGATAGATATCCTGGTGACTACACAGTAGCTTCCAAACTCAGAGCGTTCTCACCTGAAATTTGGCCTGAGGTAAGATTTGTTGAAGAGTATATAAAAGGGGCAACACAAAAAGAACCTGGTAATATAGATTTCGATTTAGAAAATACTTTAAAAGATACTCCTTATATGGGTATAAATGCAATCGAGTTCCCGAATCAAAATAGACCATATACCGACTTAAATGTCGTACCATTTTTATATGAGATATTTGAAAGGTCTCTATTAAGTAGTAACTATACTAAATTATATAAATCAGGAGGCTATGGTGAGGAGGTGTATAGTGTAATAAGTGATTTTGAATATAATAATCTAAAAGAGTCTATACCAAATTCGACGGAGTTAATAGAATTATTTAAAAACTTTGCTTTCAGTTATGAAAACTTATTAAGATTAATGAAGTCGGTTTCAAACAATGGACAAGGTAAAAGTTGGAATCTTTTTGCGAGAGGACAATTTGCTACCGACTATATTAAATCATATTTAGACAAAAGTTATGGTATCTATGACCTTTCGTTTTTAGAGGACGAAACTACTACTGTAGAATCTAATGTTGAAAATATTGATAAACTTAAAACATATCTTAAATCAAATAACTCAGATGAGTTAGGATTTACTGATGGTTATCCATTTAATAATTTATCATGGATTAAAAAAAATCTATCAAATGGTTCTAACATAACATCAGTAAGGTTGAGTAATGATACGTCAAAAATGTTTACCATTAATGAGACAAAGAAGACCATAGCGTCATTCGACGAAGAAGACGGGGTGTTTACAAAAAAACCATACACATATTTTCAGTGGTTACTTAACACTTCGGAATCGCCAAATCAACTAACAAGTGATTTAGCGTCATCAGAAAATTCACCAGGACAAACAAGTTTTGCAACAAATAGTCAGGTAATAAATTATTACAATAGTAGGATACAGAGTAAGTTAACACTTACAGAGTCCTTTATCGATTATGGTACAAAATATGACACGACCAAAAATTTTGTCACAAAAAAACAGACGACTTCTTTATTGAATACACCTTATTTCATAAACGCGTTAATGAAGGGGGTTGAAAATCAAAAGAACGATAATGAAAATCCATATACGGCGTTAGGGTATTTGTATCTTAATTCATTACCATTATCAACATTAAGGGAAAAGTTTAAAACTAATGAAAATCAAGTAACTACAGAGTTAAATTACATCTTTGCAACACTAAATAAATTCTCGTCGATACATAAATTACCATATTTATTTATTTTAAAATATGGTTCAATATGGCACAGATATAAAAAATATCAGAATGACAGTGTCGACATTTTAGATGATGTATGGAAAGACTTCGATTATATTAATGCTTATGACCCAATCAGTGAAACCACGACTAAACAATATACGTTTAACGATTTCGGTGGTGAAGAAATAACACTTAGACAGTTTAGTGAGACGACAGGTCAAGTACCCATAAATCCAATAGAAGTTGATGGACAAACAGGACTTACTAAAACAATTACAAACACAGTTGTACAAAACGGATTCTTCCCAAAAGTAGTAAATGACGTGTATTACTTTTTCACTACTAAAGATTTATTCACCTCTTATTCTACTACAGAAATATCTGAAGCACAAGAGAGTAAAAAGTTAAAAATAGGTTCATCATCTAAGACAAACTTTAAATTAGAAACAGGTGAGAATGAAATCTATCAGATGAATACATGGTCTCAATTCATGGATATAAAAGGTAATCATGATTTCAGAGAGTTTGAAAAAGATAAAATCTTAATTTTTCCTTCATTTGGTCAATCTAAATTTAATCAAGCTAAGTTCGAATGTTTTAATGAAGTAGGTAATCATACACAAAATGTTACAACTAATAAATCCATATACAATGGAGGTATTAGGTCATTATGGTCCTCTTCTAACTACGGATACTTCTCCAATGAAATGATAGACAAGCCGACACCAAACCAATATCTAAAATATGTAAACCCTGAAACAAATAATAGTCAGGCTTTTGATTTAGGTAATAGTACAACGTATACGTATTCATCCATCGAAGACATTTTTGGAGTGTTCACTAAAGATATGTTAGACTTGTTTGAGACACACTTTTTAAATTTTTGTCAACCACCAAACAAGAACGAATTTATTGTCGGTAGAGGAGAAACTACATTTCAAGAATTTTTAGATTCACCTGAAATATATGAGCAGTATAAAAGCACACCTGGTGGTATACCTGATGAAGAACTCTACAAGTTACGGGCAATATACGAAAACCAACAAAATCCTTACAACGGACCTAATTTATATGATTATGATGTTAATATATATCAAGTTATTAAGTCATTATTAATGGTAGATAAACCTGTCTCTGATGTTTTAAGTGACTTGAGTGGTACAGGAGTATCATTAGATAAAAAATTATCTGATTTAACTAAAACACAAAGTAGTCAGTTTATTAGTTATCACGAAAGATTATTTAAATCTACAGACGTTATATTGAAAATAGGTAATCCAGGTAAATATGATAATCGGGTGTACGGGTCAATGACTACACTAACAAGTCAAAAGATAATAGACCCAATCGATTTTGGAAACTATGTGAACGGTTCTTTACCTGGTGATGGTGGAGGAACAACGTTAGGTGCGAGTATAGGTGCGTATCCTGAAGCTTGGAGTGCAATGTATAATTATGTCGGTGATTTTTCAGAACAAAACTTTCAATATTCTACGGATGGTTCTTACTTAACTGATTTCTTTATTGATATGGGATATGAATTTACTGAGGAGAATGTAAAGTTATTAGCCCCCGTCATAAAAATATACGCAGCTAAGAAGGGGAATGAATCGACTATGAACGGAACTAAATTTATAGGCGATATAAATGACTTCATGGGAGAACAGGAAAGTTTTCAAACTGATATATTAAATCAGATGTTCATAAAACTTAATAGAGATTTACCATCAGTTTCTATAAGTGAAGAACCCTTAAGGATTTCTAAAATTGATGGTGAGTTAGTTAAATTGGAATTGTGGAAGATGTTCCAAACATTGAATGACAAATGGGTTGCGGGTCAAGATTTTAAAAATAGAACTATATTTGAAGACTTTTTATTCTTAGATAGAGCAAATAGACCGATAGGTGATAAGGTCGTTGTAAACATTTCACAATTAGAAGGTTTTATTGAAGGTAGAAGTGATAAAATGTCGGTCTATGGTTTATTAGGTTTAATTTACCAAAAAAATAATTTTACTTTTGTTCCGACACCTGCGTATACTAATTTCTACGGTAGAAATGAGAGAGTGAAGGAAGGCCAACCAATACCTCAAGATATACCTAATGATTTATTTGGTACGTTTATGGAGGTAGACACTAGAGATAGTAGACCTAGAATGTTAGGAATCTATGTTGGTGAACCATCCACAACGTTAGGTACAGGACAAAACAATACCTTTAGAAAGGGTGACGATGCGTTTGATATAACAAATCCTTCCGACTCACCATTAAGAGAAAATCAAACAAATAAAAGGGATTATTCGGATAGTAATAGATGCGTAGGGTTTCAAGTGGATTTCGGAAAAAGAAATCAGGGAGTGTTCAACTCAGTATCAGTTGACATGAATCAACATAAAAATATTGGACCCACATTCCAAGTCTTGGCTGATATGGGAAGTCAGGCGTCAGGACAACAAGTTGCTCAACAATCACAGTCTTTATACAATTTTTACAAATCTAGAAGCTATACATGTCAAGTACAAGGTATGGGTAATGCTATGATTCAACCTACGATGTATTTTAACCTAACAAATGTACCCATGTTTTATGGTCCATATTTAATCATGAATGTTAGTCATAATATAACTAATCGAGGATTCACTACTAATTTTGATGGGGTTAGAATACCTAAATTCGCATTACCACCACCTGATAAATTAGTTGCTAGTGTAAATAGACAAATATTAAAACAATACGAGAAAAAAGTTAGACAACTAGAAACAAACGCAAAAACTGGTATTACGGAAAACGACTTGGCAACAAGTAAAATGTCGACAATTAAGCAAGGTAGTGATGAAAAAGGACAAGAATTAACAAAGTATCCTGATAAGCCGTTCACTAATATGGAACAAACTCCAGTTAGTGCTCAAAAGGTTATTAATTATGTTAATGATAATGAATTTACTAGTGACTTAATAAAACAATTTATATATGGAGTCGCGACACAAAACAAAGACACGAGACAAAATTGTTACAATAATAATATATTTGATGTTAGAACTGACTCACTAATACCAAACAGAGACCAATTCTTTAATTCACAAGTTTGTGTAGAAAATGGTGAAAGTGTTGTCACTATTGCTGCTTTTGAGAATTTAGACAAGGCACTCGATTTCGCAAAAGCAACTTACGACCCATTAGGACCTATGGCTGACTCAATATACGACTTCTTACAGCAAGGTACCGTAATTGATGAAAAGGCAAAAACATTAACATATTTATATATGAGTAATGTATACTCAAATCCAACTATTAATGGAAGTGCGTCAAAAATAGTTGATGACGTAAAATATAAGATTAATACGGACGAAAAATTCAAATCAAACTATGAACAATGGTTAGGAATATTCAAATCAGTAGTTAATAGAGGAGAAGTTTGAATATTCTCAGTAATAAACATATTTATATAAAAACATAAGTTATGAATATCAAAGGATTATTAGACGATTATTTACAAAAAGACACACGTATTACTGAAAGAGATAACGGTAATGGGTATAAAGAAGTTTGTGATTTAGATACTGGTGATTGTTATACAGTAAGAATGAGAGATGGTCTAATAGAAAGAGTTGACAATACTATGAGAGTTAATAGAACTATGAAAGTCGAGACAACTCAGGGATATAAAACACTATTAAACGGGTAAAAAATTACGACAATGTCTATAGATAAAAAGATTATTAACGAAATAGAGAGATATAATAAAATTAATAATTATATCAATGAGCAAGAAGAGGTTGGTGATGAATTACCACCATTACCTGATGAGGGAGAGGGAGATATCGCAGATGATTTAGGTGGTGAAGAAAACGTTGATGAAGTACCTGAACCTGTAGATGTTGAAAATGACCCTGATGTCGAAGTTGTTGGTGATGAAGGTTCTGAGGAAATAACTGATGAGGGAGGAACTGAGGAGTTAGATGTAACAGAATTAGTTACCACTCAAAAAGAAATATCAGACAAGCAAGATGAGTATATGGATACTATGTTTAGTAAGTTAGAAGACCTAACTTCTAAATTAGGGGAGATGGATACAATTTTAAATAAGATTAACGACTTAGAACAAAAAGTTGAAAAATACAGACAAAAATCACCCGAAGAAAAGTTACAACTTAGGAGTCTTGACAGCTATCCTTACAATCAAAAATTAACTGATTTCTTTATGGACAAACAAGATGAGTTAGAACAAACAGGTAAGAATGAATATGTTTTAACTTCTGATGATGTTGAAAACTACTCTGATGGTGATATCAAAAAATCTTTTGATAAACCATTTGAAGATGAGGAAAGGTTATAAACTATATTTTTTACTAACAATACTTTTATTTACGGGATGTTATAATATAATCCCAACTAAAGTATACAAGAATCCTAGTAAATATGGATTCGATGTAATGATTCCCACTTATTGGGACGGACAATACCCTGTTAGGTATTGGGAAGGTACAATTAAAATCGGTGAAGAATGGACCGATTGGAACGGTATGACATGGATAATTGAGAAACACCCAAATATGGACAGTATACTAGTTATTCGTACTGATATTACACAATAAAAAAAGACCGTTAATACGGTCTTTTTTCTTTTATCTCATTTGACTTAGTGGTTTTCTATGTTATATTTTATCCTGAGTAACAGATAAAATTTTAACGAATAAAAGAAAAACAAAAATGGCAAATGCACTCGACGCAGTACTAGCACAGTACGAAAAAAACACAGAGTCTCGCGGTGGCGGTGACGGTATGACACAGGAGCAACGTCTTAAGAAGTATTTTACTACGTATCTCCCTAAAGGAACGAAATCAGGACAATCACGAGTTCGTATCCTTCCAACACCCGATGGGTCTTCACCTTTTAAGGAGGTATGGTTCCACGAAGTCCAAGTTGATGGACGATGGGTTAAACTCTACGACCCAGGTAAAAATGATGGAGAACGTTCTCCTTTGACAGAAGTTTACGAAGAACTTATGTCTACAGGAAAGGAGTCTGATAAAAAGTTGGCGATGCAATATCGCCCTCGTAAATTCTACATTGTTAAGGTTATTGACCGTGATAATGAAGAAGACGGAGTTAAGTTTTGGAGATTTAAGGACAACTACAAGCAAGAAGGTATCCTCGACAAAATCATTCCGATTTGGAGAGCAAAGGGTGACATCACCGACGCAAACGAAGGACGTGACTTGATTGTTGAACTTTCTAAGTCTAAGACTAATTCAGGTATTGAGTACACTGTAGTACAAACAATTATGTATGATGACCCCGCACCTTTGAGTGTTGACGATACACAGATGAAAGAGTGGGTTGAAGATGAAATGACATGGTCTGACGTTTATGCTCAGCGTCCTATTGAGTACCTCGAAGCAGTGGCACGAGGAGAGACACCTGTATGGGATTCTGAACTTAAGAAGTTCGTCTATGGTGATGACACTACCGAAACTATTGGTGGTACTACAACTACCACAACTGAAACTGCAACTGTAGGTTCGGCTGATACAGTTAAGGACCCACAAGCAAAAATGGAAGTCGACGAAGACCTTCCTTTCTAACAAAAACAAAACTACAGATAGGGGAGTTTAAAAGCTTCCCTATCTTTCTCATTACGAAATTTTCGTAACGAAAAAAACGAAATACAATGGCAATTAAGAAAAAATCATTTAAAGACATAAAGAAGCAGTTTTCTTCTTCTGCAAAATTCAAACCTCAGAGATTTTATGATTTGGGTACTGAATTTTTGGATGCTGTAGGAGTACCTGGCCCTGCTATGGGTCACCTTAATATGTTCTTGGGTCACTCAGATACAGGTAAAACAACTGCTTTGGTAAAGGCTGCGGTTGACGCACAAAAGAGAGGTATACTTCCTGTATTTATCATCACAGAACAAAAGTGGTCATTTGACCACGCAAAACTCATGGGTTTCGAATGTGAAGAGGTTGTTGATGAGGAGACAGGAGAGTTGGATTGGGACGGGTTTTTCATCTTCAATAACAATTTTGAATATATCGAACAGATTACTGATTACATCAACTCACTGTTAGATGCTCAAGAAAAA